CCTGATTCATTGTTGACTATCAGGATCGGGGGACGCAATGGCGACTAAACCTGGCCTCTATGCGAACATCCAAGCCAAGAGAGCTAGGATAGCCAAAGGCAGTGGCGAGAAGATGAATAGGGTTGGTTCCAAGGCGGCTCCATCCGCTGCTGACTTCAAGCTGGCGGCAAAGACTGCCAAAAAGCCAAAGAAGTGATCTCACCGATTTGCATCAGCACAGTAAACGGCAAAGGTTTGCGGGTGATGCTCACAAGCATTGCCGAGTACTGTCCAGAAGTTCCTGTCTATTTGCGAGGTCCAGAGTCCATTATTGGCGGTTTTGACGCTGACCTTAAAGTATTTGGCAAGCCTAGCAACTTTGGCGATGACTACAACGACATCATGGACAAGGCTTTTGCCGATGGCTTTGGCTCAGTGATCTGCGCCAATGATGACATTGTGCTGACCCCCACCAGCTACCGCTATCTGATGGAGGATGTGGAGCAGCTCAAAGAAGAAACTGGCGAGCCAGTGGGCTGGGTGTCAGCGAGATGTGACGCGGCGCGTCCTGTGCAGAACATTCGCAGCAACCCCTTTGATCAAGAGTTGCACTACTTCAAGTATCCTTTTGAGGATGCCATCATGCCGATGGAAGTATTGAGCCCCATCTTTGCTTGGATCGGTAGAGATGCTTGGGAGTGCTTTAAGTTCCCACCACTTAACTGGTACTCAGATGATGTGCATTGTGAGGATTTGAGGGCGGCTGGTTTCCACCATTACCTGTCGCGCTCCTATGTCCACCATATTGGCAGCCAAACCATTGGGTTGAATGGGGATGCACTGACCAAGGCCGCTGTTCCTTGGATTTTTAAGAATAGACCACACTATGCCGAGGTCTGGTTCAAGTGAGTCATCAGTCTCAGCTCGACTTTGTTGGTGGCGTAAAAGAGCAATTTCCAGAGTTTTTTGCTGGCGGTCGGGTTTTAGAGATTGGCTCATTGAACATCAACGGCAGTGTGCGTGACTTCTTTGTCAACTGCCAAGAGTATGTGGGATGCGACTTGGGAGAGGGCAAGGGCGTTGATGTGGTGTGCGCCGGACATGAGTTGCCATATGCTGATGGATATTTTGATGTGGTTATATCCTGCGAGTGCTTTGAGCATGACCGACACTGGCGCAAGACATTTTCCAAGATGATTGACTTGGTCAGGGTTGGCGGTTTGGTTATATTTTCCTGCGCCACTACTGGTAGGCCAGAGCATGGGACGACAAGGACATCGCCTGCTGACGCGCCTTTTACGAATGATTACTACATGAATCTTGAGGCTGGACACTTTGGTTTGTTGGCTAAAAGGTTTTTACGGCATGAATTTAGCGAAAATCAATCCCCAAGAGATTTATATTTTTGGGGCATTAAATGAAAACACCAGCGTGGCAGCGTAAAGAGGGAAAGTCACCATCAGGCGGCTTGAATGCCAAGGGGCGTGCGAGTGCCAAAGCCGAGGGCATGAATCTGAAAGCGCCAGTCAAAAGTGGTGACAACCCGCGCAGGGCATCATTCCTTGCGAGAATGGGCAACATGGCTGGTCCAGAGATGAAAGACGGCCAGCCAACGCGCTTGCTGTTGAGTTTGAAAGCGTGGGGTGCATCTAGCAAGGCTGATGCGCGAGCCAAGGCCAAAGCAATATCTGCAAGGAACAAGAAATGATTAACGATATGAACATCACCACCGACATTGCCGCCATTGAGCCAATGGATGAAACCGAGTTGCAAGGCATTGTCTCTGCCGAACTGGAAGACGCTGTCAGTTACATCGATTCTGATGTGTCACCTATTCGTGCCAAGGGTACTGAGTACTATCGTGGCGATCCCTTTGGTAATGAGGAAGAGGGGCGCTCTCAGGTGGTAGCGATGGAGGTGCGTGACACTGTCAGCGCCATGTTGCCAAGCCTGATGAAAGTCTTTTTCAGCACAGAGAATGTGGTGGAGTATGTGCCGCGTGGACCCGAAGATGTGGCTGGCGCACAGCAGGCGACTGATTACGCCAACTACATATTTACCTCCGACAACAATGGTTTTATGACCACTTATGCAATTTTTAAAGACTCTTTAGTGCGTAAGTGCGGCATCGCCAAGTACTACTGGGAAGATGTCGAAGAGGTCAAGATTGAGCAGTATTCGGGGCTGGATGACCAAACGATTCAAATCCTGATGCAAGAGGATGCCGAGGTCAAGATTGTGGTCAGCTATCCTGATCCATCGATGCCCATGATGCAGCCACAGGTCGATCCTGTCACTGGTTTGCCAATGCAGATGCCGCAACCCATGTTGCATGACGTTCAGATCAAACGCAACACCAAAGATGGCCGTATCCGCATCATGGCCGTACCTCCAGAGGAGTTGTTGTTAGATCGCAGGGCGAGATCGTTTGATGATGCTGGCATCATTGCCCACCGACAGATGGCGACAGTGTCTGACTTGATCGGCATGGGGTACGACCAAGACGAAATCGAAGAGAACATCTCCAGCACAGACTTAGATAGCAATGACGAGTATTTGGCGCGTCAGCCATTGAGTACCACCTTTGGCGCGGCTGACAGTCTAAACCCAATGCAACGTAGGGTTTTGTACATCGAAGCATATATGCGCGTGGACTTTGATGGTGATGGCATACCTGAGTTGCGGAAAATCTGTTGCATGGGTTCGGGCTACACAATGGTGCGTAACTTACCCGCCAGCTATATCCCATTTGTGGACTTCCCTTGCGATCCAGAGCCACACACATCGCCACTTGAGGCTATGTCGATCTTTGACATCACGCATGACATTCAAGAGATTAAGTCCGAAATCATGCGTAATACGCTGGATTCGCTGGCTCAGTCCATCCACCCGCGTACAGCAATTGTTGAGGGTCAGGTCAATATTGACGATGTGCTGAATAACGAGACTGGGGCGATTATCCGCATGAGAGCACCAGGCATGGTGCAGGCGTTCAGTTCCCCATTCGTTGGGCAGGCCGCATTCCCCATGCTCGAATACATGGATCAGATGCGCGAAGACCGCACCGGCATGAGTAAGGCGGCGATGGGGCTTGACCCTGATGCGTTGCAGTCAACCACCAAGGCGGCGGTAACTGCCACTGTCAGCGCCAGCCAGTCAAGGCTTGAACTGCAAGCTCGAATCTTGGCCGAGGGTATGAAGAAGCTCTTTAAGGGTATTTTGTACCTGATGACCACCCACCAAGACAAGCCACGCATGGTGCGTTTGCGTAACCAGTGGGTGCAGATTGATCCTCGCGTGTGGGATGCCAGCATGGATGTCAACGTCAACATTGGTCTTGGCAATGGCGACAACAACGAAAAGCTGTCGGCACTGAACATCATCATGCAAAAGCAAGAGCAGATCATGGCGCAGTTTGGGCCAATGAATCAGATTGCTTCATTGCCGATGTACATCAAGACACTGCAAAAAGCCATTGAGTTGTCAGGCTACAAGGACGCATCCAGCTACTTCAACACGTTGCCTGCTGACTTCCAAATGCCTCAAGAGCCTGCCAAACCAACACCCGAAGAAGTGCTGGCGCAAGTGCAGGCGCAGTCCATCCAAGCTGACATTCAGAAGAAAGCGGCAGAGCTGGAGTTGCAACGCGAGAAGATGGTCAGAGATGATGATTACCGAAGAGATCAATTAGCGCAGGACTTACTGCTCAAGAAGTACGAATTAGAGTTAAAGTATGGGACACAGATTAGCACTGCTGAGATTGACGCTCGGCAGGCTATGGACAGAGAGGCAATGCGCCAGCAGACGGCGCTTGTACAGAATGCGGTGCAAGCCGCAGGCCAAGTGCAAGCACCGCCAGTAGCGCAAGTGCCACCCCCCATCAACCTTAATGGAATGGTTCAATGAACGAAGACGCATTACGCAAAGGCCAAAAAGCCAACCAATTAGCCAATGACGAGGTCTTTTCGGCGATTTTGGAAAAGATGCGAAATGATCAATATTGGGTTTTTGAATCTAGTAAACCCGAAGAAAGCGCAAAGCGCGAATTGGCTTGGTCAATGCTAAAGGCTATTGAAAACTTCCGCATTGAGGTCACCAAGATGGTGGACAACGGCAAGGTGGCACAACGTGCCATTGAACGCGCAACCAAAAATATTGTTTAATTAGGAAATAGACCATGCAAACAGTCGCACCAACGCCAGCAGGCAGTGCAGTACAAGGTCCAATGAATGTGGCTGAAGCAGCCAATGCACTTGCAGGAATGCTCCCCGATGAGGGACAAGAGGATTCAAGCGAGGCGCAGTTGCCCGAAGAGGGCGCGGCGGTAGACGAGGAGTTATCAGCAGATGCAGACGCGGCTGACGGCGAAACAGATACCGAACAATCCGAGTTAGATGAAGACACCGAGGAGCAAGAACAGCCACAAGTCTTCTCCGTCAAAGTTGACGGCAAAGAAGTCAATGTGACGCTGGACGAACTTCAAAAGGGATATTCAAGGACTCAGGATTACACACGCAAAACGCAGCAAATTGCCGAGGTGCGAAAGCAGACCGAGGGTGAGTTGCAGGCAGTGCGTGCCGAACGTGAGCAGTACGCTCAGTTATTGAGTGCGTTGGAAGCACAGGTTCAGCAAGTGGCGCAGCCAAACATTGATTGGGATCGTCTTTATAACGAAGACCCCATCGAATGGGTACGGCAGCGCGAGGTGATGCGAGACAACCAAGACAAGGCGGCGGCTATTCAAAGCGAACAGCAGCGCCTTAATCAGTTATCTCAGCAGGAGCAAGCACAGTTCATGCAGCAGAAATTGCATCATGAGCAGGAGGCTTTGTTAGCAGCTATTCCTGATTGGAAAGACGCTAAAAAGGCTCAAGCTGAAAAGGCTTTGCTTGTTGAATTCGGTCAAAAGATTGGATTTACGCCAGATGAGCTGAAGAATGTGGTGGATCACAGGGCGGTCTTGATGTTGCGTAAAGCGGCACTCTACGATCAGATGATGTCCAAGAGGGGCAACATTAAGCCAGTGGTCAACAACGGCCCTCGGCCTGCCAAGCCTGGCGCAGCAGGAAGAGTCTCAAATACTACTGAGGCAGTTCGCGCACAACAGCGCGTCGCAAAAACTGGCCGTGTCGATGATGCGGCCAATGCAATCTTCCAACTTTTGAAATAAGGAATAAATCATGGCTATCGTAACGAACACGTTCACGACCTACTCTGCAAAGGGTATTCGTGAAGACTTGAGCAATGTGATCACAAACATCGCTCCCGAAGAGACACCCTATATGTCCAACATTGGCCGCGAAAGCGTCACCAATACTCTGTTTGAATGGCAGACAGATACATTGGACTCTGCTGCTGCTAACGCACAGCTTGAGGGTGATGATGTAACTTTTAACTCAGTAACAGCTACTGTACGTTTGACCAACTATGCTCAGATTTCACGCAAAACTATTGTTTTGTCAAACACTGAAGAAGTTGTCAACAAAGCAGGCCGCCGTTCTGAGTTGGCCTATCAGATCGCCAAGCGCGGTTCTGAGTTGAAGCGTGACCAAGAGTTTGTTATGTTGAACGGCGGCATTGCTGTTGCTGGTAACACGACCACAGCTCGCGTGACTGCTTCTTTGCAGGCTTTTATCAAAACCAACGTGGACTATGACACCACTAACGGCGTAAATCCTAGCTACACCACCTTGCCTAACTCAGCTCGCACTGACGGCACAGTTCGTACTTTCACTGAAACCATTCTCAAGAATGTGATTCAAAAGACATGGACACAAGGCGGTACACCTAAGATTTTGATGGTTGGTCCTGTCAACAAGCAACGCGTGTCAGGTTTCTCTGGCATCGCATCTGCTCGCTACAACATCAATGGCGGTGATCGTCCTGCAACTATTATTGGTGCAGCAGACATTTACGTCAGCGATTTTGGTCAAGTTCAAGTCGTTCCTAACCGCTTCCAGCGCGAGCGTGACGCTTGGGTGCTTGATCCCGAGTACGCAAAGCTCACTACACTGCGCCCTTACCAACAAGTTGAGTTGGCAAAGACTGGTGATGCTGAGAAGCGTATGCTGCTTGTCGAATGGGGCCACAAGGTCCTAGCAGAAAATGCCCACGGCTTGGCAGCAGACTTAGTAACTTCTTAAACGAAGCAAAGGGAGAGGGGGGAGAAATCCCCCCTTTTTTACATGGAAAAAAGAATATTTAGCGAAGACAAAGATCAGGGCATCACACGCTACTGGCACTACAACGATGAGACTGATGAGGCGACGATTCAGACGCAACAGGATGTAACGGCAATCATTGAAGAGAATAAGCAAGAGTTCAACATGGTTGATGAACGTGCTGGCTGGAAGGGTGAATTCCACCGCGTTGCAAGCATTCCTATGTCTATATATTCTCAGTTAAAAGCAGAGGGTAAGCTGGAAGATCAGGAGTACATGAAGCGTTGGCTCAATGACCCTGAGAATAAATTTTTTCGTGTACGACCAGGACAAGTATGAAATACATTGCGTTAGCAACACCAGCAAGAGACATGGTTCACACCATGTTTACTTATGACCTAGTTAATATGGTGGCGTATCACACGTTAAACACCAATGACGCTGTTAGCTTAAAAATCTCGCAAGGTACTTTAATTGCTAATCAGCGAGCTGAGTTGTGCTTGGATGCGATGCGTGAAAAATGCACTCATGTGCTTTTTATTGATTCAGATATGCGGTTTCCGCAGGACATGATTGAGCGTTTGCTGGCGCATGATGTGGACATTGTTGCTACAAACTGCGCTAGACGCAGGATGCCAACAGGACCAACAGCGCAGATTTATAAAGAGAATGGCGAGCGTGAGCTTGTATATTCGATGCCCGAAACAACTGGTCTACAAGAGGTTGGATCAGTTGGTATGGGCGTGATGCTGATCAAAGCCAATGTTTTTGAGGCGTTGTCAGAGCCTTGGTTTGAGACTCCTTGGCGGCATGATAAGCGTGGGTATATTGGAGAGGATGTTTTCTTTTGTAACAAAGCAAGGGAAGCAGGCTTTAAAATATGGATAGATCACGATGTGTCTAAAGAAATTGGACACATTGGCACGTTTGAATTCAAACATGACCACACTTGGGTGATGAAAGAAGAGCTTGAAAAAGAGGCAGTCTAATGGCACTTACTACATACACTGAGCTGAAGGCATCCATCGCAGACTGGCTTAACAGGACTGATCTAACAACTCAAATTCCTGACTTCATCTCTTTGAGCGAGGCTCAAATTGAGCGACAGTTGCGTACACGCCAAATGCTCACGCGAACTACTTTGACGATTGATGCAGAGTTTGAGTCAACGCCTGCTGACTTCTTGGAGATCAGGGCGCTGAAACTGACCAGCACAAATCCAATCACACCCTTGACGTTTATGACAATGGACTCCTTGGATGAGCAGTCAACGATAGATATTGGCAGTGGCAGACCTAAGTATTTCACTGTTGTCGGTAGTGAGTTTCGTTTTGTACCCACACC